GGAAATAATCCCAGATGGAATCAAGACGTGTATCTAGCTGGTTGTATTTGACTACACGATCAATGAAGTCCTTGCGTTGATTGCCAAAGTTATCTTGCGCTGGAAAAAATTCTACCCCCTGCCGAATACCAAAGAGACGCATTTGCGCCAGGTGGGACGGAATAATGCCGGTATCAATTGCTGACCCACCATCCTTTTCGATGTAAGAGTCGATAATTTCTTTTAAGCGTGTCTTAGCATCGACCGACATTAACTACTAGCCCCTTTATCTTTCTGTATCTTAGCAGTTTTGTTAAGCTTCTTTTGTTTTAACCACCGCATAAAAAACAATATCTCGGCAGGAGTATAAAGCTCCGGAGTTTTGAGTGCTTTTTTAACTAGTTTTTTTGTTTTCATGGAAGGTCAGGAAACCATTTTGTTTTGGAAGTTTGCATTCTGCCATGCCAAGGGGGTGCGGTTGGCCTGGCTTGGGCCAGTTAGATTCCATTGAGGGGAAGGACGGAAGTTCGGATCTCCGGCGGGACCAATCATTCCAGGGTTCCAGCCAGGAGCCGGGAGGTTTGTGCGTGGCGCCCAGTTAGGAGTTTGAGTGTATCCTTGAGCAATATCTTCTAACGCACCTATGTTACCCGCTGGCGATGAACCATTCGAATATGCCAAGGGAAACGGCTGTGGTCCACCAGGCTTTACATTACGATAAATATTTTCAATGGCCGGAGCGGATTGAGGATCCCACTTTTTCAATCCTTCAATCTCCTCTCTGGACATACCACGAATTCCTCGTTGTGGAATAACAAATTGTGGTCCAAAAGGATTACCTGCTAACATGCCACCGGTGTTGCCACCCATCCCTAAGACGTTAAACCCACCAATGGGCATTTCGTAAGCCATCGTATTTATTCCGTTGTTTTTATTTTACTCTTCTATAACCTCGTAACCAGCACTGTCGTTAAGTTTGCTTAAGATTATTCCATTGCCCTTCAGCTTCCATTCCAGAATGTCACCCTCTTGCCAACCAAGATCGTCTATGATGTCGTCCGGAAATATGACAAACTGCTCACCGTTTTTGTCTTCTTGTACTTCCAGGATGTAGCTCATTTTGCCAAAAGCTTTTCAACAAGTTTATCAAGCTTCATGTTGATTTGTTTGAAATTGTCGTGCATTTCTTTAATTTCCCTAAGAAAATCAACTTTTAAAACGTAGTCCAATGGAAGCCTATTTACTTTTTCTTCTAAGTTTTCTAATTTTCTTTCTTGCGATTCGACAGCGGAATGAATTTGCCGTGCACGATCTGAAAAACGTCCTAGAATTTTATTAGCGGTCCAAGTGCCGCCGGTTACGCCTGAGATAGCAAGCGTAACAAGTAAAGCTAAATACTCTGGTCCCACGGTCAAAACTTTTTTACTATTCTAGACTTTAGTAATCGAGATGAAGGTTTCCTTTCCTGGCCAATCCTGTTACCAACCAGACGAGAGCATTTTAAATGTAGCTGGATCATGGGTTTTAATTCGGTGGCAATTTGCGCACAAGACTTGACACTTATTTATTTCAAGTTTTAACTTCTCAACACTTACGGTATGCATTTGTGCAATGTCGCGCACTTTTGTTTTAGGATCAAGATGATCAAAATCAAGAGCAGCCGCATGCCTTGCATACCCACAACACGCGCACCCTCTTTTTAATTTCTCCTCATGAATTATTGCAACATTTCTTTGTTGTGTATTTTTGGCGGCCTGCTTGCAACTTATCTCCCTTTTGGCCCAAGCCTCGGGTTTAAGCCAATTCATTTGGTAAGTCCCGTCTTTATTAATACGGGACTTACGTCTATACGCCAAAAAAATTCTGCCGTCAGGGCCAACCTCCCCATACTTCCAGGGGCTTCCTGTCGCTGGGTTGATCCTTTCCATTAGTAATCCAAGTGAAGTTGACCCTTCCTGGCTAAGCCAGTGACCAACCATACTAACGCATCGACCGTATCGTCATGACTACTAACACCGAAATTTGTGAGTTCCTCGAAGAGATTACTGAAATTCCGGAAGCGATTAAATATAATCTTGCGGTCTTCAAACATGCCGATAATGCCACGGAATCGTGCCAGCTTATCTGCACGGAATCCTTTTACTGGATGCCAAATCAAATTGTAGAGTCCTTCGTTATTTAAACAAACGCGTTTAAAGTCTGCCTCAAGGGAAGCCTGGTATTGGACTGCTTCTGACCAGATGTCACATGTTGAGTAGGTAGGGAAGTATGCACCGTTTTGATCACAGCCAAGAATAGACCAGTCATTCAAAAGTTCTTTCATGGCATCTAGTTTTTCCAGGTTACCCATGACCCTGATGCGGCGATAATCAATAATGTGTATTCGATCGCCAATACGTCCACCAAGAATCATGACGGTGTAGTCATTCTTTTCTTTGACACCAGCAGAAAGGTCTACACCAACACCAAGAGCATCAAATTCTGTAGAGATTTCCGCCTTAACAATTAACTCTGGCGCCAGGGAGAGTTCATTCTGCCTGATCACCTGGTTCATGTACTGAAACGAGAAGGCGATAGGTGCTTGCCGTTTCTTTTCCTTTAGGTAATCCAGTGGCCACATCTCAGGCCAGTACGATTTTTCTTCACCCGTTTTCTCATCGTTTTGAATTGCTGACAAAACAATTTGTATCCAATTGTTCTGTTCGTTAAAAGTAGTTGAGTGAATGTCGTCATGCCGGAAGCGTGTACCTAAGCAGATCGCTCGTGCTCCAGCGAACATGGTAGGAGAGATCACGGCATTCCAGTTGTCCTGCATCATCTTTCTGATGTCAGGGTTTGCAATGTCCGCAGCAGACTTGATGGCGTCATCAATCATCACCAAGTGAGAACGCTTGGAGGTCACGGAACCCTTTAGGCCTGCGGCGCAAAGAGTAAACTGTTCGTCACCTGTTACTTCAATGCCTGCAAACTTATGGTCAATAGACCAGTACTCATTACTGTTTACATTCTTAAGTAGACGTACCCGAGGAAAAACTTCTTGATATCGCTTGCTTTCAATGATCCGTTTAATAGTTGCAGACTTGGAACGAGCAATATCTACCGTATAGGACAAGTAGAGAATTTGAAGCGGCAGCTTAGCAGTGGTATGAATTCCAATTGCCCAGGCGGTAAGCAGGCCAAGTACCGTACTTTTAGCGGATCCCCGTGGAGCAAGTAGATCAATGTTTGGACCAGCAATCTTCATCAAACAAGAGCTGTTCTCGTTTGTGACAAAGTGCCGATGCCATTCTTTATGGTGTTCTGCCGGAGGTTTATCTGCTACATACTCACAGAAATATCCAAAGTCTTCCTGGGCTAGATCAAGTTTATCTTGATCCTTGTGAGCCTTTAACTTAAAGTTCTTTGTGGCTACGCGAGCGTTACGACGATGTGCCAGGTAGGTGTATGCAGGCACGTTTCGTACTCAAACTATTATTGAATACTAGCTTATTTTTTATTTTTACGCTTCTGTTCTTGGTATTTTTTGGCCTTGTCTAGTGCTGCTTTGCGTTTTTCCTTATCGTTCATCTCAGTGCCATCCTCCTTCTTGGCTTCTTTTTTCTTGAGGTATTCAAGAAACTGAGGAGGCATTTTGCCTTTAGCCATTTTTATTTCTTCTTGGGGGGTACAGGCTTACCCTTGCCTTTAGCCGGAGGGACTTCCTTGCCTTTACCCTTGGCAGGAGGAACGGCACCCTTCTTGCCGGCTTCTTTCTTGCCTACGGGGACCAAGCCTTTACCGGGAACAAACTTTTTCTCTGCTGCCATGGTCCTTAGGTATTCTTGTTTAATTATACTGTTATTTATTCTTCCAATTGCATCCTTGCCCACACACTCATAATTGCTTCCTCCAGGGGTGTTTCAATTGGGTCATCCTTGAAGATAAATGCGACTTCCCGCATGGCCCTATCAGCACCTGCCATAAGAAGACCTTTACGATCTTTGACTGCCGTGAACTCTTCTACTTGTGCAATGGTGCCACGCAATTCTCGTTGCATGCCTGCAATACGTGCAACACCATGATCTCGCTTAACAACTCCATTCTCCATCGACTCCCGCAACTTGCGAATGTCTTCTTGCATCTCTTCAATTTCGTAGAGAAGCGTCTTGCGGTGATCAGGTTTTTTGTACCTGCTTTTGATCCAGGCTTCACACGCAACAATACTTCCGTTGTAACCAAGGAAGCGAGCGTAGAGGAAGACCTCAATTAAAGAGTAGTTATCTGAGGCAAAGGCTAGGAATGATTCCTGGACCGAACAGTCTAGACTGTCGACCCAGTAATCAAATACCTCAATATCGATAAGCTCGTTGGGCCTGTCCGTAGTCTCGGGATTCGTCAGCTTGCTTGAATTGCTGGCCTTGTTCAGCCGAGGTACGTTGTTCTTCCGCACCTTTACCGATGGTTTCTCGCTCTTGGGTTCCAGCATCTTCTGCTTTTTTCTTTGAGAATTCGTATGCTACACCAGCAGCTTGCTTATATTTGTCTAAATCAAACCAGTCATCAACATCTGTCTGGCCTGCAGGCACGCTACTGGTC